TTACGGGTACAGGGCAGGCAGGTTCTGTTGGTAATAAAGACCTACCTATAGCCGGGGAGTGTGACATTATTGGAGACTTCTGGTCATCTACAATGGGGCAAATAGCTGGAGGAATAGCTGGGCGCTGTGTTAGACACACCACTTCCACAGTACCCTATGACGGTGTAAATGGCGGCCCATTATCAGGCGGTGGCGGTATTATATTTAATACAGGTAGTGAAAGATTGGTGCAAGGCGGTGCTGGTGGTATTGGTGGTGGTGGTGGTGCGGCAGAAAACAAGGGCCATATATCGTCATCTTTAGGTGGTGAAGGTGGCGAAGGCATTGTCGTTATCCAGTACATCCCATAAAGGAGAATTAAATGAAATATAATATTAAAGATGCTGATGGCAACATCACAAACACCATCACTGCTGATGCTGAGTTTGTTGAGGCTAACTTTGAGCATTACGAGCTTTGGGTAGCACCTGCACCCGAAGAGTTTACGCAAGAAGACATAGAGGCCATTGCAAAACTATGGCGTGATGGAGAACTCCAGCGCACAGACAAAGCAGCACAGACTCCAGACTGGCCCAACCGTGACAACATCCTGACCTATAGGGTTGCATTGCGCGACTGGCCAGCTACGGATAACTTCCCAGACACAAAACCAGAGGTGGGCTAATGGCTTTAACAAAAGTAACAACGGGCGTTCTTGCTGACACGATAGCCGCTGGTATTCCTACGGCAACTGTGGGCAGCAACGCGAACGCAACAGCTAACACGCATCACTTTGTGTCTGCGTCAGGTGTGACTCTTACACTACCTACGCCTACTGTAGGCATGAAGGTGTACGTTACTGTAGGTAACTTTGACACGACAGTTATTGGGCGTAACGGCAGCACTATCGTAGGGTCTGCAACAGACTTAACAATCAACGTAGCTAATATGTCCATAGGACTTATTGGAACTTCAACTTCATCATGGGTGTTTATATAAATGTCAAACTTAACAGACTTAATATCAGCAGGCGGGGGTGGTGGTGCATTACCACAAATTGCATTGACACAATCTCAAACATGGGTTCCACCGCAAGACGGAACAGTATGCATTCACGTTATTGGTGCTGGTGGTGGTGGAGTTGCCACTTTAACAGGAGGCTCTTACGGTGGTGGGGCTGGTGGCTACTGCAAAAAAACTACGTTAGCCGTGACCACATCAGGCTCGTTTACTGTAGTTGTTGGTGTTGGTGGTTTAGGAGGATACACCAATGGAACGAACAACGGAGCAGGAGGAGGAAATAGCACTGTTTCAGGTACTGGTTTATCAAGTACTTTGACCGCAAACGGTGGTGGTGCAGGAACTACTAGTGCTGGAGGTGCTGGAGGCACAGCCTCAAATGGTACAGTAAACAACACTGGCGGTGCTGGTTCTTTTTACGGGGGCGGTGCGGTTGGTGTCTACGGTACAGGAAACCCCGGCAGAGATAATGCACAAGGTGGTGCTGGTGGCGGTTCTTCTGATGCTCAAGGTTGGGATGGCTTGACAGGCTATGGTCAGATTGTTGGCGGCAAAGGTACTAAAACATCTGCTTTTGCAGACTATCAAGGACTTATTAGCCAATACCCTGCGCCTGCTTTAGCAGGAGGCGGTGCAGTGTTTCAAAATCCGGGTTCAGGTAGTGCATACGGTTCTGACGGAGGTGTTGGCGGTGGCGGTGGCGGTTGTCGTAATAATAATAGTCTGGGTGCTGGCGGTTGCGGTGGTGACGGCATAGTAATCATCCAATACCTACCCGCATAAGGAGAAGAACATGAATTATATAATTAAAGACGCTGACGGCAACATCACTAATCCTTGCATCAAAGCTAGTGCTGAGTTTATGGAAGCTAACTTTGAACACTATGAAGAGTGGCCTGTGCCTGTAATTGAAGCGCAACCAGAATTAGAAGCACGACAATGGCGCAATGGCGAACTATCGTCTTCAGACTTCATAGTCCCTCTGACAGACCACCCTCAACGCGATGCTTACATGACGTATCGTGCAGCCCTACGCGACTGGCCCAGCACAGCAGACTTCCCAGACACTAAGCCAATTTTAGGCAGCTAATATGATTGCAGAAATCTCAGCAGTTGTAGGTGTACTAAAGGCTCTTAATGATGGCATTAAAACCGTCAAAGAGTCTGGAGACCACTTGTCAGGTCTGTCGGGATTGTTTACTAGCCTCACTGACAGCAAGGTAGCTGTAGAGAGCATTGAAGAGGCTACTAAAGCAGGCGACCACATACTAACACAGGAAGAGGCTCTGGAGCTTGCATGGGCTAAGAACGCCATTCGAGAGCAGGAGAAGGAGCTAAAGAAGATAACGCCTAAGCTAGTCTGGCGTGACATGCTGATGCTTCAGAACAAGTCTATTCTAGACCACAAGCATAAACTAGAAAAAATTAGACTTGCTAAGTTAAAACAACAACGAAAAGTAACTGATATGCTAAAAAACATAGGAGCTACCATTGTTGTTGTTTCTGTATTTGGCGGTATTTTTTGGTTAATAACTGAAGGTATAATATAATGGCTGTAGAAGAATCAGTAAAAGAAACGGTAGACGTAGTAGCTGCCTCAACAGGTATACTTTCTTTAGTTGCTTGGCTACCACCTACAGCCTCGTTGTTTACTATTATATGGTTAGGTATAAGGATATACGAATCAGATACCGTAAAGGGGTTTTTAAACAAGGAAGATTAATGCAGTTCTATATTTTAACGTCTACTAACTATGATGCTCTTGTTAGACATTTTGATTCTAGATACAGCAACATAGAAAAAGAAGACGCTGTAGTAGTTATAAACACATTAAATGAAAAGTATAGTGCTCAGGCCGAAGACTTTTGTAAAGAAAATAACATTGAGTATTACATTACAGAAAGCAACGGAACACCAGCAAAAGGTAAAAATTCTGTATTAGATATTTTTTTAGAATCTAATAATGATTATTGTGTTATGGTAGATGGAGATGACTTTTTAACTCCGCATGGAGTTTGGATGTACAAAAATTTAGAGGTAATGGATAATCCTCCAGATGCAATATGTCTAATAAATCAAAAGTCTTATAGGTATGTAAAAAATACTTTGTATGCTTTGCAACCATTTACAGTAGATTATAGTGACTTGCTAAGCTCTGATTATTATACAATGTTTAAGAATGAGTATAAGCTAAGCGAAGAAAAATCAAAATACTTTGAAAGCTTGCATTACAAGTTTTATGCACAACACAGAAAGTATTCACAAGATAACGAAGCACATTGTCGAGTTACGTGGCTTAGCAAAAAAGCAGCAAAGTTTAGATTTAATGAAGACATAGTTGTGGGTGAAGATACTCTTCAAATGTTTGAGTTAAAAAACCAAGCAGTATTAGGCAACTTAAATTTCTATACTACAGACGAAACGCCTGCAACCTATGTATATGACGAAAGAAATGCAGGTACAGTAATGAAAGTATCTAAGTTTGGTTTTGATTATGAGTGGATGGATGCATACTTAAACGAGCTTAAAAAAATGGAAGACGAAAATAAACTACATGAAAATGTAAAGCTTCCTGAATTAAAGATAGATTATCCTGTAGTATATAATAAAAGTGATTATAAACTTACAGATAAATATATTCACAAATATAATGACATTAATGTAGAGCTTCCACGAAATGCTACAGAAAAGTCAATACACAAAAGTTATTTATATTTAAAAAAATATGCTGCGTAGAATAAGGAACTTTAATGATTAAAGCTCGACAAACTTTAAAAAACCTGCAAGCTAGTCGCATACGAGCACAGGCTTATGGCGGGGGATTGCAGTATAATTACGGCTCTGGGGGCGGAGGCGGTGGAAGCATGGAAGGCTCTACTGTTTATGGTTATAATCCAAGCCCTACTGCGGGAGGCAGCTATAACAATGCTGGTGTAGGACAGTATAGTAACACAGGCTTTGGGATTCCGGCTGGCGTTGGTTCAACTTCTTCTGGTGGAGGAAACTCTAGCGGCTATGTCAGTACTCCGGCCCCGAAAGAAGAAGAACCAGAAGTAAATGAAGTAATAGTAGAGGCTGAGCCTTTACCACCAAAAGATGAACCAGAGCCTATTCTTGTTTCAGAAAACAAGGAAACAGGTGTAAATATATATGATGCTCAACCCACTATGGGTGGAAGCAATTCTAATACAGACGATAAAGAAACTGAAGACAAAGAAGAAGAAAACTCAGAAGATACTGAAGACGATGGAGACAACAGTATGGCAAACACAGAAGGCAAAGAACTTCGAAATGGAAACGCTTATGGCAGTTCCGGCCCTAAACAAAACCCCAATAACGGCGGAAACCAAACCGGGGGTGGCGGAAACCAAACCGGAGGCGGTTCAACCCAAGAAGGTACTGGTGCTCCAATTAAAATTGGGCAAACAACTCCTGAGTATACTATTCCAGAAATGGAAGCTGTAAAAGCTAGTGCATACGGAATGACTACATCTAAAAAAGATATTCAATCTGTAGGCGAGGCTGGCACTGTAACTGTAGGCGAAGACGTTACGGCTCCCGACATGGGTGCAACTGTAGAACAAGAAGCTCCAGATAAAGTAGGCCCCGCAGCAAAAGTTGAGGGTGCTAAGTTTGATGCTTCTCTAGTGGGTACAGGTGCTGATGTTACAGCAGCTCAAGGACAGCTTTCTCCAGAAGCTATAGCTAGAGTAGAAGATGCAAAGCTTAGTGAAAGAGCCGTTGCAGCACAAAGAGATACTCAAGCCGAAAGAGAAGCTCAGGCAGGCAATGTAGTTTTTGATGTTGACTCAGGAGCCTACGTAAATAAAGTAAGCGGTAAGACTGCTTCTGTTGAAGAAGCTAAAGCTGCTGAAGCTCAAACACGTAAAGCTATTACAGACGACACTCTTTCTGAAGGTGAGGCCGCTAAAATTGTAGATACTGTAGGCTTTGAAGCTGCACAGCGCAGAACAGTTCAAGGCACAGCAGCTAAAAGCGCAGCGGCTGGAATGCTTGCAGAGGTTGGTGAACTTCCTCCAGAGATTACAGCAGCAATTGTAGAAGACCCTGCAACTGTTGAAGCTGCTATAGACGAACAACCTGTAGAAGTAAGAGCTGCCGTTGCAGCACTGCCCACAGAAGCTCTAGTATCTTCACAGATGGAAAGCTTGCTGGGTGGACTTGAAGACGGTAAAACTCCTGCATGGGCTAAACCAGCACTTGCGGCTGTTGAAGCTAACTTAGCTAGACGAGGCATGAGCGCTTCTAGTGTTGGCCGTGATGCAATGTTTAATGCTATTATTCAGAGCGCAATGCCAATGGCTCAAAGCAACGCTCAAGCTTTGCAACAGCGCGCAGCTCAAAACCTGAGCAATGAGCAACAAGCTAACATGTCTACAGCAACACTAGACATGCAGCGAAGGATGTCTAATCTTTCTAATCAACAAACAGCCAACTCTCAAACAGCTCAGATGGCTCAGCAAATGTCTACAATGCAGAGCCAGTTTAGACAAGATGCCGTAATGACTACTGCACAAATGCAGCAGCAAACACGTACTCAAAACTTAGCGAATCTTCAAGAATCTGCTAAAGTTACTGCTATGAATGAGCAGGCTATGAGAGCACAGAACTTGGGCAATGAGCAGCAGATTGAACTGGCTGATATGCAGTACATGAACGCTACTGAATCCGAAAACATGTCGGCAGTTCAACAGCAGCGTCTAGTTGAAATGCAAACAGCCGCAGATTTCTTGTCTAAAAATGCTGGATTCAAGCAACAAATGGAGCTGGCTAATTTGTCTAATGACCAGCAGATGAGGCTTGCTAACTTAACAGCTTTAAATCAATCTGAATCTGAAAACCTTAGTGCTGCACAACAAACAGAGCTTGCAAACTTAAACAATCGTATGCAAACCAACATGCTTCAAGGTAAGATTGCAGCCGAGATGAACCAAGCCCAGTTGACTGTTGACCAGCAAAGAGCAGTTCAAAATGCTTCAATGATAGCTAATGTAGATTTAACTAAGTTTAATGCAGCACAACAAGTAGAACTAGCCAACAGTAAGTTTATGCAAACAATGGTTGCCGCAGAGTTCAGTGCTGAGCAGCAAGCAGCAATGCAAAATGCAACTGCTATGGCTTCTTTAGATATGGCTAATCTCGATAAGAATACTAGGCTTGCAGCACAAAATGCTCAGTCATTTTTACAGATGGATATGACTAATCTAAACAATAGGCAGCAAGCAAATATAATAAAGTCTCAAAACCAGCAGCAAGCAATGCTAAGCGACCAAGCAGCTACTAATGCATCAAGACAGTTTGCGGCAGCTAGTCAGCAACAAGCAGACCAGTTTATGTCTAACCTTGGTGTACAGATAGAGCAGTATAATTCTTCTGCTGCTGCGGCCCGTAGCCAGTTTAATGCTACTGAAAGTAATAGGATGGCTGCTATAGATGCAGGAAACGAGCTACAAGCACAACAGTTCAATAATCAATTAGCTGTAGATGTACAAAAGTTTAACGAGCAGTCAGACTTTCAGCGTGACCAGTGGAATGCAGCAAATGCACAAGCCGTTGAGCAGTCAAACATTCAGTGGCGCAGACAAGCTAATTTAGCTAACACAGCAGCAGAGAATGCAGCTAATCAACAGAACGTACAGATTGCATACAACATGACATCTCAGGAGCAAACTCAACTATGGCAGCAGCTACGTGATGAAGCAGCTTACATACGTCAAAACTATGAAAACGAACAGCAGCGTAAAGCTCAGATGATTGCAACTGCTATCGGTAATGAATCAGTATTTAAAAAAGCAGGTGATGCAGATTCGTTTATCTCTACAATAATTGATTCAATAAGCAGCACAGGCTAAGAGGATACAAAAGCATGGGATTTTTTAAAAAAGTATTTAAAAAAGTTAAGAAAGGTTTTAAAAGCATTGGCAAGGGCATCAAGTCTGCGTTTAAAAAGATTGGTAAGTTTATGGGTAAGATTGGCATTGTAGGCCAGTTGGCTCTTATGTTTACTCCAGTCGGGGCTATGATGGGTAATTTGTTTGCAGGCATAGGCAACGTAGCCGGACAAGCTTTTAGGGGCGTTACGGGCGCTTTAGCTCAAGGCGGAAAAATTGCTCAGGCCGCAGGTAAAGTTCTTGAGGCAGGCGGAAGCTTTGCAAAAGCAGGACACTCTGCGTTCAAGACTGTGACTGATGGTGTCACTACTTTTATAAGAGAGTTCAGCGGGGCTGCATTAAACAAGATGGGGATAAGCACCGATATTGCTAGTAAAGACTTTACTGCTGCTTGGAATGCTACTCAAGATTCCGTATTAAAAAACTCTAAAAATATAATGGTTAATTTTGAAAACGCTATCAACGGCAGGATGCCTACTGCGGCTCAACAGGCTGCTTTAGATGCTAAGAAAGCTACGGCTGAAATAACTAAATCAGAGTATGTTGAAAGCAAAACTAAGGCAATGCAAGACCAAGCGGCTAAGTTCCCTGATTCAATAGATGAGCGCTTTAAGCCTTTAGATGACTTAACTGCTGGTGCTAAGCCTGAAGATATATTAGATTATGAAGACTATGCTGTTGATGGAACTATTAAACAAACTCCAGCAGACCAGCGAGTAAGCTCCGTTGAAAGCGATAGTATTTTAAGCAGACCTATAGACTACGCTTCAACAAAATATAAAGAGTTTCTTAATGATAGACCTCTGGGTCAAGCTATTACTGAAGAAGGTATAGATTACCTTGGCGAACAAGTAGCTAAAATTCCAGATGAAATAACAGGGCTAGGTAAACAACGACTCTATCAAAACATAGGTTTAGAAGCTAAGCCTGAAGCTGCTAATGTATACTATGGAGCTGTTGCTCAGTTTGATACAGCCCCAGCAGGAACTTACGGCTCTCCAGAAATTAACGACAGAGCTATGCAGGTTCAGCTTGCGGGTACTGATTTTTATAACTTAGCACCCTTTGGAGCTGGCGCTAATTTCTATACACAAACAATGGCTAGAGGAATTGGAGGTACAGCGTAATGGAAGAAGAAGTATATATGGAAGAAGTGTCTAAAATGAACAGACCTATTCCGGGCCAGTCGCTTACTACAGACCCGGAAAACCCTGCTCCGTATGAAAGACCTCCAGAGTTTACTAACGTACACGAAGCCAGTATGTATATGTGGGACTTTGTAACTGAAGATGAAACTTATGTAGCTTTGATGACTGGAATATCTAAAGGTGTTCCAGTAATGAGCATTGTACAAGTTTTATTATTTGACCAGTTTCAACAAGGCAAGTTTAATCCTGACCTAATGATGATGCTTGCTGAGCCTCTTGCGTATATGCTTATTGCACTTGCTGAGCGTTTAGACCTAGACATTAAGATTGATAATGACGAAGAAGAGGGTGATGTCTTTGGAGTTGATATGGAAGAGGCTTCCTTGCAAAAACTTAGAGAGGCTGCTACAGAAAGCGGTATGCTTCCTCAAGGTTTCTTAACTGAAGAAATGACTACTGACATGATAGAGCTTCCAGAAGTTAGCTTGTTAGAAAAGCCAGAAGCTCCCCTAGAATCACCAGTAGAAGAAACAGCACCTGCACAACCTAGCCTTATGGCACAACCTGAAGGACAGTAAACATGGCACAAGATTCAATTGCATACGGTGAAAGTCTTTTAGCTGACATTCGTCAAAGAAATGACAAGCTTAGAAGCCAAGCAAAAAAAGAACGAAACAAAGACCTATGGAAGTCTGTTGCTGTAAAAATAGGTACAGATGTTGTTTCAGATATTTTTACTCAAAGGCAAGAAGCTTTTTTACAAAATGAAAAAGCTGCTCAAAATAAAATTATGCTTGGAGAGCTTGAACAAGAAGCAAAAAATTGGAATACTACTTTTCAAACTGCCCAGCAAGCTCCGGGAGGAGAGTTAAAGTATTTGCAGGGCGTTGCTAATTCATCCGTTGAAGCACACCTGAGAAATCAATATGGGCCTAAAGGAACTTACAACGAAGCCGATTTTCAGATGTTATTAAACAAAACATCTAAAGCATACTTGCCTACTCTACAGGAGCAATGGGAAAGCCGAAAAGAAGCTAACAAGACTTACTTGTCTAGCGGAAACAAAGAAGCCTATGAAAAATACTTAGAAAATAAAAAGAAAGAAGTAGGTTTTACAGGAAGTATTATAAAAGGTTTAGGGTTAGACGGTCTTACCGGCAAGCCTGCTGATGGTATACTTTCAACTAGCACATTCCTAGATAAAGCAGAAAAACAAAGAGAGTTGATAGATAACTACAACAAAGCTAAAAACGCAGGCGTAGCTGAGTTTATAGCTGAAAACTACACAGAAAAAGATTTAAAACTCGGTCTTCCTCCGCCAAAAGTAAGCGACACAGCAAGAAAAATAAAAGTTTTTACTGCAACTGGAGATTCTGTTGAACACGAAATATATCCAGTTACTCAAACGGGAGCAGACAATAAAACCGTTACCATTGGTCATGTTTATGCAGACGGAAGTGCATATAACTCTGCGTCTTCTGAAACATTAGGGGTACAGCAAGATTTTTCTAATAACGTAGCAATACAAATTAAAAACAACAATACTCAATTAGGAAATGTTCATTTAAGAACATCCGATGTACCAAGATATGAACAAATAAAAGACTTTGTTAAAGAAAAACATGGTAAAAAATATTTTTCTTCTGACCCTACATTAGACGTTGAAGTGACGGAAGAATATAAAACAATTACAGGATTTATAACTCAAGGTGGGTATCAAGCTAAATTTGAGGGGTGGGGAACTTTAAACGATGGTGCTGAAGTTCAAGCTTCAATGATTCATGATACTTTAAAAACTGACTTAAACCAAGGTATGCCCATTTCTGGTTTGGGCAATCCTTTTAACACAATGTTTAAAATAGATGCGATTTCAGATAGACTTTCTTCTGGAAATTTAGGAATTTCTAAACTTGTTTCTAATGGTGTATCTTTATATGATAACTTAAAAGGTATTCAAGACGTAGAAAAAAGAAACAATATTGAATCTCAATTTTTTAACATGAATTATTTTACTGGGGAAGGAGCGCAAGAAACTCCAAGTAGATTAAGAGCTACTAAAACTTTCCTTGCTGTAAAGTATGCTGTAGATAATAAACTAAACCCCAGAGAATATAACGGTGGTAAAGCTGGAATGCTTGCTTATGCTGAAGCTAAAGTAATGGAAGAGCTGCAAAGTCAAAGCTCTTCAACAGCACAGCAAACTATTAAGGGCGTTAAAAACGCTACACCTACAAGCGGTGTAGGAGGCGTAACAACTTTAGGACTATCTGAAGTTCCTGTGCCTGAAGGAGAGCCTAGAGTAAATAAAGGCAGAGGCTCTAAGTGGTCTTCTCCCCAGCATAGAGAGTATTCAGAGCTTAATAAAGCCTCAGAATTAATAGCAGAGTTAGAAGCTAAAGCAGCCGACCCTAAAATAATAGACGCGCCTAATGCTAGTAAAAATTTAAAAAGAAGAATCGCAGTAGCAAAAGCTAATTTTGTAGCTTTAAAAAATAAGTATTTAGAAAGCTATAGCAATCTTTAAGCAAAAACCTAACCAAAAGGTACAGCATTAATGAAAGAAGAAAACTCAAACACTTATACAGGTTCAGCTTACGATGGCTCTGATTGGGAATTATATACAGAAGGAGAGGGAAGTGAACGAGGAATTATGGAATCTGGTGAAAATATCTTTACTCCACCAGATTACTCAGTAACTGATTGGGAAAACGATGAAGTAGTTTTATCAAGTTTTGAAGTCCTTACAGATTACTTGGCTGAAGAACAAGGGTTAGGAAGCTATATTATTGACCAAGCAGCTACTGGACAAACTACTGACCCTGCTGAGTACATGCGCGACCTAACTATGCGTTTAGGTGCGCCTCTTGCTCTTGCTAAAGCAATGGAAAATGCACCTGAAAATGTAAAGAAAGCCTTTAGAACAATGAAAACTCGTTGGGACAAAGCTGAAATTTCAGGCTTAGGGGAAAGACTAGAGGCTGTTGGAGACTATTCTGCGGATGTTGTGTTCAGCCCAGAAAATGTATTGACCTTAGGTTCGCTTCTTTCGGGAGTAACTACAGGAGGCACAAGTGCCGTTGCAGGACTAGCAGCACGTAAAACTGCACAACAAGCAGCCTCAAGAACTCTTATGAATGCTGTAAGAGCTACTGCTGCTGCACAATCTAAAAATCCTTATAAGGCTTCTGCACTTATTGGTGCTACTTATGGAGGAGCAGACGCACACATCCAACAAGAATTAAACATTGCTGCGGATATTCAAGATGATTATAGTGTTTCAGATACAGTTTTTGGAACATCCATAGGTGCTGTAGCTGGTATGGGTTTATATGCCGCTGGCTCTAAATTAGCTAATAAATATTTTAGAGACGGAACTAAACCCGCTAAAGAGCTTTCAGTTAGAGAAGCTAATCAGTATTTTGATGAAGCTCTTGAGGGTGAGTTTATTCCTGCATCTGGTGGAAGTGTAGTTGAAGAAGCTTTGCGTGTTAGCGGCCCTGAAGGTTCAATAGCAAAAACAGTAGAAGGCGCAGATGACGCACTTAATTCAGCAGCTTCTAAGTTTGCCGAAGATTTGGGTGGCGGCGAAAAAACACGTAAAGAAATTTTAGCAATGATTCGGGCTGCCGCTGATGCTGAAAGCACTGTAGAGGGCCAGACAAGCCGTATAAAGCAAGGTTTGTATACTATAGCTTCTGACCTATCAGGAAACTTTTTAGGCAAGGGAGCAGGTATTCTGTCGCCTATTACAAAGTTTTCTGGAACCGCAGCGCAGCTACAGAAAAAACTGAGCCATGAGTTTGGAATAAAATATAAAGTACAAGATGAAGTAGTTCAAAAAGATTTGTCAGAAGTACAGCGCGAAGTTACCGGAAAGTTCAATGAACGCTTCCGTGTTATTGTTGACTCTCTTTCGTTAAGTGAGATGGACACTAAACTTGCTACAGATATAAATGATGCACTAAGCAAAAGTATGCGTAGCGAAAAAACAATTAATCATCCTCAGTTTAATGATGAAACAAACTCAGCTATTGCAAAAGCAGCTACAGAAGCAAAAGCTTTGTATAATGAAATGGGTGTACAGCTTAACGACATCGGTGTTATTGATAAACTGGTAGATAATTATGTTCCTCGTATGTGGAGCCGTAGCGCTATTGAGGCTAACCCTAATAAGCTTTTAGACTTGTTTGTGCAGAAAGCGGGTATGAGCAAAGCAGAAGCTAGGCGAACCGTAAACAATATGCTGGATGTTAAGAATCAAGTAGACCAAGGAACTTCAGGCGGTTACTTCTTTTCGGCCAAGCGTAAAATTGATACCATTGGAAACGATGCAGACTTTGAAGAGTTTTTAAACTCTGATGTTTTAGGCGCACTACATGCTTATACTTATCAAGCAGGTAAGTCTGTAGCTAAGCATCGTGTGTTAGGTGTAAATAACTTTGAACAGTTTAAAGGTTTTTACATTAACCGTATACGCAAAGAAATGACTGATAACGGAGAAAACTTTACGCCTAAAATAGAACGTCAGCTAGAAAAACTATATCGTACTGCTACAGGCGAGGGCATGGAAAGATATGGTAAAACTGCTCAAACAGCGGTAGATGCTTATAGCTTTACTAACCGTGTAGCTTTACTAGGCTTAGCAACGCTATCAAGTTTGACGGAAGTGTTTATTAACATTGGTAAGGCCGGTGCAGTAAACTCTGTAAAAGGTTTTAAAGAAGCTTTAAATACTTCACATAAAACAATTACTAAAGATATGCAGTCTAAACTAATGACAGAAAACGGTTTAACCGCAAAAGAAGCCCTGTCTGAAATGCGTAACTTTAGCATCCACGTAGACCAAGCGCTTGCACAGGTAGGCGATAGGCTGGCAGGCGATGAGTTAGTTTCTGAAGGAATGCAAACTGCAAGTAATAAGTTTTTCCGTATTACGCTTCTTGACCAATGGACTAAGTTTGTACAGAATGTTTCTTTTGCAAGCGGTAAGAATCTTATCAACGACAATATTACAAAGCTTGCTAGTCGTTACAAAAATAAAACTTTAGACTCAGATGGTGAAGTATTAGCTGGTGAACTAGCAGAGCTAGGCATTGATTGGAAGAAAGCGGTTGACTGGCATAACAGCGGCGCTAAAACAGACAATGATTTTTACAAGACTGATTTCTTAGGAGGTGCTGCACGTTACACAAACTCTGTAGTATTACAGCCTACTGCTATGTCTGGTATTAAGCCACTGCTGTTTTCAAACCCTAAGACTGCGGTAATGTTCCAACTGCTTAGCTATCCTGCTGCGTTTACCAACACTGTGCTGAAAGGTGCCACTAAAGCTATGATAAAGGCTCCTAAGCGCAATGCGCCTAAGCTCTTAGCTGCTGGTGCTATAATGACTGGAATGGCTCGTTGGACTAACTACGCCCGTACAGGAGGCGAAAACGAAAAAAACAAAACTGAGTTTGAAATTACTAAAGAAGCTATTGCACGTTGGGGCGGCAACGGTTTATTGCTTGACAGCTTAAAACGTGCTCAGACTGCTGCTAAGTATTCAAAAAGCAACTTAGCTTATGCTACTCTCCCGTTTGGCCCTGCGGCTTCAGATGCTTTAAGTTTAATACAGCAAGGAATTGTACCTACTCTTGGAAACAAAGCACCTTTAGTTTCTGGTACTTATTTTGGTAAGCAAATTTTAGGTGATGATTACGTTACTCATTATAGAAGAAGTTTAAGAAAAACTCAAAAAGATGTATTTGGCAGATTTATTCCAGAGTTTGAAAAATCTTTGCCGGTTCCTCGCTATGCTACCGGAAGCGTAGTACGTGGTGCAAGTGCAGCATTTAAAGGGCTTATGAATAAAGCTTCTGAAATTATGGAGCCTACTGAACTAAGCAATATAAACGCTTCTAAAATTTCAGAACTTACAGAAGGAATGATAGACGGAAAAGCTATTGAGTCTGTAGCTCGTAATATAGATTCTGAAATTACATCTGCTCAAGCACTTGGAGATATTTCTTTTGCTGATTATGAGCTGTATGAACTAGCTGAAGCTAATGTTGTTCAAGCTATGAAATATAATCAAAAAACTCAAGAAGAAATAATTTCTAATCCTTTATTTTTAGAACTTGTAGAAGAAGCTGATTCTTTAAAGTCTAATGAAAAACTATATGACTTTCAAAAAAGCTTAGGTTATGATGATGAACAAATACTAGCGCTTAAAACTATTGAGTCTATAGATAAAGGCACAGGTCAAAATAATAAAATCTTTGAAAAAGTAAATAATCAAGTTAAAAATATTAAAGCTTTTTACGACAAGGCTAACATCAAAGTATCTCCAGAAGAAATTGAAAAAGCTTCTGTAAATAAATATGATGAAGATTCTTTAGATTTTATGCACGACTACTTTAGAAATGAAATTAAAAAAACCTTTCCATTGTTAAGCGATAAAGGAGCTTTTGAACTATCTAAAAATGCTATAGTTAAAGTAGCAGCCAAAGGAGATGTAAACTTTTCACGATTTAAAACTCCTAACATTTCTGCTAAGGCTGAAGAAAGTGTATTGCTTTCTCCAGAAGCTAGAAAGAAAGCTCAAGAAAAATATGTCGAAGACTCTGAAAATAAAAACACTGTGTATAGAGTTGTTTCAAGCTATGAAAACGCAGACTCTAATATTTCTTTTCCGTTTGCTCGTGAAGTAGGAACTCACGTAGGAACAAAAGGCGCAGCAGATAAGGTTATGATTAGAGACTTAGCTTTGGAGTTTACAGGTAATGATGAAAAAGCAGCAATGTCTTTAATGAAACAATACATTGGCACTTCTGAAAATCCTAAACCTGAAGCTTACGATAAGTTCTTTAACTATGTTTCATCTGAGTTAAAGAAAAGCAATAAGTCTATCAGACCGTACACCATGCAGGAAGGCTACATTAATGTTAAAAAGCCTTTAATTGTTGAGGAAGACATGCCTAGCTGGAGAGCTGAATATATTATTCAAGACATGGAATCTATTTCAACAATAATTAAAGCTGCTAAATCTCAAGGAACTAAAATATCTGAAGAAGATATTGACATGATAGATATTCTTCAGATTGAATCAGACGATTATGTTAAGTACATAGGGGCAGACACCAAGCCATACTCAACTCCGCTAGAAAAAATTGAGATGGATTTACAGCGTTCTGAGTTTAACATGAAGTTTAAAGACTTTATAAATAAACTAGGGTTTGATTCTATTAAATATCGTAACACTGCCGAGCCTAGTTACGCTGGAGAAGACCCTTATTCTTACATACTCTTTGAGCCTGAGCAGTTTAAACTGTCTTCTTCAAAGTCTTTTAATGCAAAAGACCCAAGACACGGTTTTGTATTAGGCGGCGCTGTAAAAGCAGTTACTCAAGGAGCTAAAGCTTTTGCACCTAAAATGGATTCAGGGTTCTTTAGTGCTGCACATAAGGCAGCTTTACAGCTAGAAGGCTCTAAGCCGAGACCCGGACAGTCTTTCTTAAATGAGCTAAAGAAAAAAGAAAACGTAAGCGATGAAGAGCTTGAGTGGACTGGTGCTGCTGAAAAATTTGGCAACAACAATCCAGTGACTAAAGAAGAAGTTTTACAGCACTTTGAAGAGTCTGGTTTTGATTTTGATGTATATACTGGTAAGCCATCTACAAAAAAAGAAGAAGTAATAGATGATATACCTACTGATACTTTTGCAGATAACTTAGATGAAGATGATGCTTTCTGGGCTTGGGCAGAAGAAAACTATCCGCACGATGTAGACATGCTGGATGACTTGGTTGATAACCCAGAACAGTTTGACGCTTGGTTTACTTCAAAAAAAGCAGAGTTTGAAAAAGGTGCAGGAGATTTTAAAACTGTTGATATGCATTTAGACTTTGCCTTTGAAGGAAGAGACACGCAGAACTATCGTGAGCTTGTATTTGCACTGCCCTCTAAGTTTAAAAAAGTAGATTTAGATTATAAGCACATGCATTTTCCTGATATTGCAAATCCTGTAGCTCATGTTCGTTTAGCTGATATTGACCAAACTGAAGATGCGTTTACTAAGACTTTATTGGTTGATGAAATACAGTCTGACGCACAGCAAGAAGGTAAAAAGTTAGGCTACATGACCAAAGAGCAAACAAAACAAAGGGCAGAAAAAGCTAAAGAGTTGGAATCTCGTAGGCAAGAAATAGTTAATTCAACTCTTTCAGAAGAAGAAAAAAATAATCGTCTTGAGGCCCTTCTTGATGAAGCATCTGAACAAGGCATGACAAGTGATGGCGGTGTCCCTGACCTTCCGTTTAAGTCTGAAAAGCGTTGGGCTTTACAAGGTCTTAGAAAAGCCATGATGACCGCAGCAGAAGAAGGATACGACCAAGTTGCTTTAACTACTGGGCGAATGCAAGCTGAAAGAAATAACAAGATAGGCGACATTAACGAAGCCATACTGTTTAGAAAAGAAAATATGCGAACTGGGGAACCTGAGGGATGGGGATTACAAGGTAGAGTAACCGCTAGTGACAGGAGTGACTTCATAATAAACTTTAAAACTATGAAAGAGATTGGAGATAGGCTTCCTGAAATTATTGGTAAAGAAAACGCCAAAGACTTACTAGCCTCTCCACCAGATAGTGATGGAGATTACATACTCAAGCGCAATATGAAATTTCAAGAAGGCGGTAAAAAGTTTTTAGACTTTTATGACAAAACTTTAATGAAGCTTTGGAAGAATAATTTTGCTAAAAAGTATGATACTGAAATTAAAATGGTAGAGTACAAACAAAATGAAGAAACTATTAAGCTTCCTACTCTTGTAATAACAAAAGAAATGCGTGAAGACATTCTTAAAGGTCTTCCAATGTTTGCTGAAGGCGGATATGTAATTCAAAAAGGCGACACGCTTTCTCAAATTGCTAGAGACGAAGGAATGACTATAGCTGAAATAGCTAAGCTAAATAACATTCAAGACGTAAACAAAATATATGCTGGACAAACATTAACTTTCGGTCAGGATATGTCTACTGATATATCTAATAAAGCTGAAATAATAAAAGAATCAGAGCCTGTTATAGAATCCAAGCAAGATGTGTTTGAAGGTGTTCCTGAAAAAATAAGTGACATTACATCTAGCATAGCAGAAAAATCTGATGTTGTTATTGATACTATAGAATCAACAGCCGACAAGCTGTCAGATGTTTCTAAAGATGTACAAAGTACAATATCAGAAACATTTGATGACGTTAAAGAAACTGTTAGTGGTGCTACGGGTCGTACACTTTCAGCATTAAAAAAGCTAGTAGGTTCTGACTTTAGTTCTAGAGGTCGTACAGCAGAGAATACAGCAGGAACCACGGCAGAGCCTAAGCCTACATCCATTATGGGTGATATGACTATGGAGCAGGTACGCGAAGCTAACACGCCTGATGCACCTGACCTGTCAGACACTGAGCTACCAGACCTTGATTTTAGTTCTAAAGGACGTACAGCAGAAAACACTATGGGGACTAACATTTCTCCAGACCTTGAAGGAACTAAAGAGTTTTTCTCAAAGCTAAGTGACGTAGAGTTTAGTTCTAAGGGTCGCACAGCAGAAAATACTGAGGGAACTACAGAAACACCTGAGCCTACATCTATTATGGGTGACATGACTATGGAGCAATTACGCGATGCTAATAAAACCAATGCTCCTGACTTGTCAGAAGTGAGTAAAAAGCGTAAGGCTTCTAGAATTGTTCCTACTATGATACGACAGTTAATCTATGATATTTCTGGTGGGGAAGAAACACTAACTGAAAATGATTTGATGGATTCCGAGTTACAGTCTTTAATTAAAATAGCTTTAGAAAAAGAAGAAAGTGGAAGTTCTGGAATAGAGTACGCAGATTACAAAACACAATCAGCCGGTCAGTCTCAATACGCTGATGTAGGAGGAGGCGGTGGAGTAGTGGACTTCTTTAAAAAGTTAAACAGTCCTGCATATTCTATGAAGACCACTTTAGGTCAAGCTAAGCTGTTTAAAAACGATAAGGGCGAAACTATAGTTTCAGACCGCTATAACTTTAACGACTCAGACGGAACATTTAAACTTTTAAGATTCTTGAGTGGAGCTAAAAACGCAGGGTTAAGTTTTTACGGCCAAGCTAGAAACATAGGAAGAGAGTTCGGCAGTCCTGAAGGTGAAGGGAGTCATGTGATAATTAATCTAGGAGTTTTAGATTCAAGAGATATGGATAATTTGGTGGCAGCACTATGAGCACAGAATTCAAATACTTTAAACTAGAAGACTTTAACTGCCAAGAAACTGGCGAAAATGAGATGTCAAGGGACTTTATACACAAGCTTGACGAACTGCGGGAGGCGTGTGGCTTTCCGTTTATTATAACGAGTGGTTACAGGAGTCCTAATCACTCCATTGAAAAACGTAAGGAGAAAGCAGGAAAACATGCCCAAGGTATTGCAGCAGACATTAGAGCACGTAACGGAAATGAAAGATACACAATTGTACAAGAAGCTATCAAGCTGGGATTTAATGGTATTGGAGTCGCTAGTACTTTCATCCATGTGGATAGCAGGATTTGTGGAGCTGACAAAGCTCCTGTGATGTGGTGTTATTAAGGAGATAGACTTATGTTGCAATCATTGATTGGGCCGGTTACCGGACTGTTAGATAAATTTATAGAGGACAAAGACAAGAAGAATGCCATCGCATTTGAACTTAGTACAATGGCGGAAAGACACGCACAGGAGCTTGCGAAAGGCCAGCTTGAAGTTAATAAGGTTGAGGCGGCACATAAGAACATGTTTGTCGCTGGATGGCGACCTGCTGTGGGTTGGGTATGCGTGGCTGGCATGGCGGGTAACTTCATTCTTATCCCGTTCGCAAACTTTTCGTTGGCTTTATCCGGTTCTGACATCATTATTCCCTTAATTGCGCTATCTGAAATGATGCCTGTATTGATGGGCATGTTAGGGCTAGGCGCAATGCGTACCGTAGAAAAGACTAAAGGCGTTCAAAGGGAGAAGTAACATGGCAGCTAAAAAGAAATCAACAGTTAATAAGGCAGGTAACTATACTAAGCCTACTATGCGAAAGAATCTGTTTAACAAAATAAAGGCAGGCTCTAAGGGTGGTAAGGCGGGTCAATGGTCAGCTCGCAAGGCTCAGATGCTTGCGAAGGAATATAAAGCTAAAGGGGGAGGTTACAAATGAAAGTAAAAGCACCAGCAGGACATCATTGGATGAAACAAAAGAACGGTACGTTTAAGTTAATGAAGCATACCGGCAAGTTTGTTAAGCATAAAGGAGCAAGTCTGGAAGCTAACTTCCCCGTGCAGAAGGTACATAAGTAATGGCACTTAAAAAATCACAGAAGTCTTTAAAGAAATGGACTAAAGAAGAGTGGGGTACTAAGTCAGGTAAGCCCAGTACCCAAGGAAAGAAGGCAACTGGGGAGCGCTATCTGCCTAAGAAAGCTAGGCAGGCTTTAAGCTCTAAAGAGTATGCGGCAACCACAAAAAAGAAGCGAGCCGACACTAAGAAAGGTAAGCAGCATAGTGCTCAACCCAAAAAGATTGCAAAGAAAACACGGAGCTATAGGAAATGAGTAAGAAAAAAGACCCTCGACTAGCTAGAGCAGGAGTAAGCGGCTATAATAAACCGAAACGTACACCGAATCACCCGAAGAAAAGCCATATTGTTGTGGCAAAAGAAGGCGACAAAATCAAAACAATTCGGTACGGAGAGCAGGGAGCCAGTACAGCAGGTAAGCCCAAGGCCGGAGAGTCAGAAAAGATGAAGAAGAAACGTGCAAGTTTTAAAGCCCGACATGCTAAGAACATTGCCAAGGGCAAAATGTCTGCGGCATATTGGGCCGATAAATCTAAGTGGTAGAGAAGGCTGTTAGCTCACGCTCAAGGTAGTCGTGCATCTTCTCCAGTTTAGGTTTAGCGTCACGAATAATCTTACGCACGAGCATTAGCTCATCACCCTTAAACACTTCATGCAGTCGGTCTTCGGGGAGACCACCCATCTCAGTTAGGATGGCCCCCGAATGATTGACGATTATTTTAAACGATAGTATATTAGCTTCCTTTGCTTTCATGTATATCTCCTTATACTATCTCACAAGCTCCACCGACACACGCTAATTCCTGTGAGCCTGTGGTGTTATCTTCCTGTTCAAAGTAAATTAAGTCGTTCCAATTAACATCTTTAGGCATAGAAGCTACTAACTCTTCATACTTCTCTGCATTAATATCCTCATACGGAGCTTGCTGATATACATGGTCACTAACTGGCAACAGACTAATACCAGAACATATATCAAAGTTTTCCCATATCCACTGAGCTACCTGAAGGTACTCATCGTCAGTGTAGTACACAGTGATACTTGGCTTATGCTCGCACCAGTGATTTTGATAAGCCTTCCAAAGTGCTAACTGCTGCATAGCCCCTACTTCTTTTACAACCACGCTGGATGTTGGAGCCTTGACCGGAAAGCTGTAGACCACTGAAGACTCCGACATTACATCTTGTTCTACTGGGAATCCTGCTGCTTCCATAAAGACTGCAAGTGGGTCTTTTTTGTCAGAGCGTACTCTGCGAATGTAATGCTTAGAGAAGCGAGGATGGATACCACTAGCACTATCGACAAGTTGAGATACAGTGCCGCTAGGCTTAACACACGTAATAGCAGCAGACTGTTCAATGCCAAGCTTCTTAGCCCATTTCTCGTTGACCTTGATAGCATGGTCACGAAGACCTTCCAGTGTTGATGCAAGTTCTTCTGCATCTCCTTTACCCGATAGTAACTCATTGTCCATAATTCCTGTCATGCTTAAACCAAGCAGTGCTTCTTCCGCTGTATTCTTTTGCCAAATGTTTCGCAAGTATCTAAAGTCTGTAAGCGTTGCCTGTAGTGTGCCAATGATAGCAGCTAGTTCTACTTTTTCTTTAAGTGTTTCTGCTGTGTCGTCTTCACGCACAACAACCTCAGATAGATTACAGAACTGATTAGAGCGTAGGATAATCTCAGAGCACGGGTTAGTGCCAAAGTCTTGCTCAGAATCTCTACGTCCATTGCGAGCTGCAATATTTTGTGCAGCTACACGGCTAAACAATCCTCGCTCACCTGCTCTGCTTTCATAGAGTGTCTTCATCTCATTGATGAATGCCTCAAAATCAGGCTTCTCAGTATATGCTACGCTGTTGTTGGCCAGTCTACGATGTCCGTCTACTTCCCACCATGCGCCAGTCTTAGCTTTAGCCATGCGATTGTCAGAAAGATTTGATAGACTAATAAGGGCTGAACGTCTTACGCCACCTACAACTACAATGTCAGCAATCTTACATACAACATCGTGGCACTCGATAGATGTCATCTTGCGTCCCCGTGCTTTCTGGAAGACTTCTACACAGAAACGAAATAAATCGTCAAGAGGCGCAGAGCCTGAAGCACGACCACCAAAAGTTTTAAGCCTTGCACCAGAAGGACGCACTTTGCTCATATCCCATTTAGGAATCTTACCGGCATATAACATTGCAATCAACTCACGAAACGCAGAAGCCCATCCAATCTTACTGTCTCCAACAACAATCGTTGTGTCAGTTGGGTGGAAAGTTTCAGCAATTACTGGGAGCTTGTTGATGAATGCTCGCTCAACACTAAAGCCTACACCAGTACCGCACATCAAAACGTACATCAGTTCATCAAAGCTTCGTGGAGAATCAATAGCTAAGTAACTACAATTAAATCCAGCCACGTTATCTTTATCTAAAGCTTCACCTGCTGTCATCATGCAGCGCATAGACGGCATAACTTTTTGTGTTACAATACCATCATACAATCGCTCTGCTGTTTTCTTATCTATTTGCTTTCGATTAATCCAAAAGTCTACATAACGCTGTACTGTTTCTTCCCATGTCTCTCTTCGCCCTTCGTTGCTAAGCCATCGTGCATATCGACTTTTGTGTATAAACTGTTGGTACTTGTCCATTAATCTTTATCCTCTGTATAAATGTTGTATAGGGTTGCGAAAATAACTACGCTGGTTGTTGCCAGTAATATAAAAAGTCCTAATGCTGTAATAATATCAAGCATCTCCTATTTTCCACACGTTTCCAATAGTAAAAACAAAGAAAGGAATAGAAAAAATTAAACCGTCAAACTCTCCCGCTTCGATTTTATTATCAAAGCCAGTAATCCACACCGGCCTGCTGCTGGATGCCTCGACATCTAATCCAACTCCCATTCTAAAGTTAATGCTCCAGAGCATGTCCATAAATTGTACTGTCATTGTTTTTCCTTTTAGTTTTTTTGCGTTCAGTCTTAGCTGTAGAAGACCTTGTTAATTTTTTAAACTTCTTTTTGCGGTCAAACCTATCTCGCCTTTCTTCTTTCCTGTCCATTACAAAAGACC